ACAGCCATTAGGGCAGTACCGCCTTAGCGGCCATGAAGGCCTGCTTGAATAGTGCTTTCATTTGACGCCAGGATTGCTTCGGTTGGATTTTAGGGAAAAAGTCCTTGGGTTTAGTCCATGCACCCTTACGCAAACGGCCCGAGAAGTTGGCGACCGTTGATGCAACCATCGCATGGCGCCAGTTCTCGATGTCATAACCGAATGGCTCAACGTTCGCATAGAGCATCCATTGACGGAATTGTGTAGCTGAGATTGCGGCCAGCATCTTCTCAACGTCCACATGCCCGAGGGCGAGTGCGAGCCTATGAGCGAAAAGTAAATGCGGCCGCAACCTCATTTTTTTGTTTCGTCCTCCTCGCCCTCAGCGGTCGCCTTGAACCCATTCACTTCCAAGGCAATCTCCGCCAGCTCATTCAGCTCCTTAAACGTAAGCTGTTTTACAACCGCATCAAGGCCCTCGAAGTAAGGAACCATTACGCCTTCGCCACTATCCCTGTAAGCACATCGGTTGACCAGGTCNCCNAGTAAAGCNGTGCGTTCCCTNAGTTCCTTTGGTACTTCCTGGAACTTCTCAGCCATCTCAACGTAGTCGATAGCCGCAAGTTCCAGGATAATCAGGCCTTCCAAAAGCCCACCCGCGTCTTGTCTCGCCCTCATGATAGCCTCCTAAAAGTAAGTTGGTGATTAGAATGTGATGCTGCCAGTCAGCTTAAACGTTGCAACGGCCTCCATGATTTCCTCATTCTCCAAGCTTATCTCGAAGCTTTGCAAGAAGGCCGCAGCTGCCCAAGTCTCAAGGTCAGGGAATGTGAGGGTCAGCGTCTCCTCAGCCCCGGTGATAGGCACCGCTGCATCGGTATCAAACTGCATTGTCACTTGCAACGCACCAGGGTCGTAGTTATCGCCAGGCAGGAATGGCTTGCCACCGCTCGTTGCAAACGTTGACGCGTCGACCGCGGCACGCTCGATTCCGCCCCAACTTAAACCTGTAATCCTGGATGCAAAGCCTGTAGAAAGCGATAGGGTAATCGCCGCACCGTGGCCCAAATCAGGTGTAATAGCTGGCATTGATTTATCCTCCTATAAAGTAGGTAAAGATTCGCGATGCCATATCAGGTAATCTACAATCCGCCTCGATAAGGCTAACTCTGCCCCACTGCTAGGGCTCACGCTTAACCGTTGCTCATTCGCGAAACGAGCAAGCGATACAATAACACTTCCGAGTGTCCCACTTAATCCGTCAAGTTCGTTACGTAGGGCTTCGGCGATGGCTCGGGTCTCCTCTGACGTGGCGGCGTAAATATCAAACTGTATCCGGTAATCGGCCATGCCACTTGCCGCGGCGAAGTTGTGCGGACGTCGCGCGCTAACCACTGTGTAAGTAATATAAGGCCTTACGACGTTTTGCGGAATGGCATCCGGATAAATGCGTTGGCTCACCAAGGCAGTGATGCCTGCCTGGGCGATAAGGTGAGAATACANCGCGGCCTCTAAGTCTGCCATGTCAACGTCCCAACCTGCGTAGTTCTTGTTTGAGGATGCGTTCCATTTCAGTCAATATGAGGGCCGCAAGTTCACCGCGGTGCTCATCAAGAGCAGGACGAATGAACGGGTACGGCGGCACCCCATCGTGGCCAAATTCCAAAGCGTAGGGATAATAATTAGGGTCATCAGGAGGGATTTCTAGTTCCTCACGGGTAGGTGGTTCATAGCCAACCTTAATTACAGCACGGCGGCTGATAACCCTAACCTTGGCATTAGCAAATGCCCGCCGGGTCTTACCCGTCACCTGACGCACTTTCGCCCCTGATAGATTTTGTACGACATACTGATTGGCTTGCTTCGCTGCTTGCTTCATGACTTTGCGCAGTTCCCTTACAAAACTTGCGCGTGCGATGGTATCCAGCTTTGTCAGCAGGGCGGAGAAGTCCGCAAAGTTTGCCTCGAATAGTGGTGATGGCATGGACGTTAGCTCGCAAGTTCCTCGGCCATGATTTCTATGTAGCGGTTGCGCTCATCCACAATAGTCATTCCTTTAACCTCGAAGATGCGACCGCAGAAATTCAACCGGTGCTTATGGGTCAGGGTCGCCGTATAACGCAACTCAATTAGATGAGTGACGCGCGCCTGTATCTGTTGGGCTCGCAGCTGCTCGTTAGCAGTCAACGGGCGCACACGAGCGTATGCAGTCTCTACGCATGCCCAAGACAGTATGGCGCTGCCATGAGCGCCGCGGGTCTCGGTCGCAGCCTCTATCTCAAGCTTGTGTGGGTAGCGCCGCATTAATCCCTGCGCCTAACAGCAGTAAAGAATTTATCCCAACGGCCTTGCAAGCCCGCCCCAGTCGCGGTGTACACACCTAAATATTGCTTATCTACCACCATCGCTACTGTGTCCTCGAGGGTACCGCGGTAGTTCCCGTTGCTCGCGGCAACATAGGACAGCGTAATCGACGTGCTGACAGCGGTCACTCCATCTAACTCATAGAGACGAAAGGCCACCGTAGCGTCATTGACATAAAGCCCGGTCGCGGGATTGTTCAGCCCAAGCAATTCAATAAAATTATCATTGCCTACATACAGCAGGTCATTAGCGCTACAAGGCATTTAGTAATTCCTCCGCAGCTAATGCAGCGACCGCCCTCAAAGTTGTTACAGTCAACGCCGCTTGGGCTTGTACTGTAGCAACAAGCCAGCCTATAACCTCTAACCCGATTTGCGGAAAGTAACGGGGCGCAAAGTACCGGGCAGCAAAGTAACGGGCAGCAAACATTCTAGGTAAGGTCCAGCGTCACCGCACTACGGTTGCCGCTCGCGTCGACGGTTGCCGTAACGCGGTTCTTTGTGTCGTCAATGTCGCGAATGGTAACGGTACTCGTCGCAGCGCCACTCAACTTAGACAACAGCGCAGAAGCAAAGCCGCGCAGCATCTGGCGCATGGTGCGCGTGCCCTCCACCGCCTCATCCAGAATATCATCAACACCCGTCGCAGAAAGGCGGTACCCAGTTTTATCTGCAACCGCAAGCGCGTTCGCATCAACCTGATTGGCGACTGTGAATACTAACTGGTCAGTCTTGACCTTGATTGCGCCTACTTCGGTATCAATGAAGCCCAAGATTGAAGCAACCTCGGTATCAACGAAGTCATCAATGGTGTCGACACTTGTCTGTGATGCGCGGCTGCTGATGGCCGCATTTACGTTATCGACAAGCAGTTTACCGATTGACCCAACCGTGGTAAGCGCCGAGGTAAGGGCATCCCAAATTGCCTGCACTCCTGCGGATGAGAGTGAATAGCCGCTCTTGTCGCTGTTAGTGCCTACAGTAACCGAGAAGCCAAACGCAGTCAGGGTGCGCGTCGCGACAGTCCATACGGCGTCGAAGGCGCCAGCGGCGAACTTTGCTGCGGTAAGGACCCCATTCGCAATTGACAGCGTGTTCGCATCAACCTGGTTAGCGGTTGTAAAGGTTAGCTGGTCAGTCTTGGCTTTGATTGCTGATACTTCGGTATCGACCGCGGCCAGGATTGCAGCAACCTCGGTATCAACGAAGTCATCAACCGCATCCACACTGGTTTGGGTGGCGCGGCTACTGATTGTCGCATTGACGTTATCTACCAGTAATTTACCAATGCTACCAACTGTCGTCAACGCGGAGGTGAGCGCATCCCAAATCGCCTGCACACCCGCAGAGGAAAGGGTGTAGCCGCTCTTGTCGCTATTCGTTCCAACCGTCACAGAGAATCCAAACGCAGTTAGCGTCCGGGTTGCCACAGTCCACACGGCGTCGAAGGCCCCCGCAGCAAATTTGGCCGCGGTAAGGACCCCATCCGCTATTGATAGCGTGCTGGCGTCAATCTGGTTGGCAACCGTAAACGTCAGCTGGTCAGTCTTGGCTTTGATTGCTGATACTTCGGTATCCACGAAGTCATCAACCGCATCGACACTCGTTTGCGTAGCGCGGCTACTGATGGTCGCGTCAACGCGAGACAGCCCAAGCCCAGCGGCGTCCTGAACGTCGATGGCAACCAGCGGGATTTCCATCACGACCGGCGCCATGTTAGTTGCTCCCTTTAATACCAGGACCACACTATCGACGCCCGAAGCAACAATCGCGTCGGACAAATCCAATCGATACACGCCAGGCATATTCGCAGAACTAACCTCGACAAAACCACCGTCGCTATGCGCACCAGTAACCGTTTGCGTAGCAAGCGTTAGCTGCGTCGCGCTGCCTAGCGGGCGCACGTAGTAACAGACGAGTCCGGCGGAATTGAAGACGAGCCCGGTTAATCCCGCGCCTGTAGTCACAGAGGAGTTTTGGATGAATATGTAGACCGTTTGGTCTACTGACCCAGCCTTGACTAGATTCTTTTTCATCCGCGCATTCCTCCTGCCATACCGGGATGTACCAATAGACCGCCTGCACCGCCCGCCCCATCGTCTATACTTCTAATCCTAACCCCGGCTAACGCTATNTCTGTAGTGCTGGCGGTGAATGCTCCGGTTTGGTCCGCTCTAGTGCCTTTCTGCGTCTTTATCCCACCGGGCCAACACTTCTTAAAAGCTTCCACATTAAATGTGATTACGTGAATATTGACATTGTTTGCGGTTGTTGGCCGTACAGCTACGGCGTACTTAGTGTCCTTGCTC